GCTTGGAGCTTGGCGATGGAAGCGGCGCACTGGTCAACCAAAGACTTGGCCTGGGTGAGTGCAGCCTCCTTTCCGTTGAGAAGGGCGAGGGTTTGAAGGGCGTCGGCCATGGGTGACTCCTAAGTAGTTTTGATGTTGTGAGATACCACGCCCAGCGTGGTGTAAGTGTGAACACGGTTGACGGTGATCTTGACGACAGGCCCGTAAACGTCGGCCTGTGCGGATTCTACGACTAGGCCGTTCGTTAGCACATCGCCGGGGACCAAGTGTTGCAGTTCTTGCCAGCGGCCATCGCCGAGCAGGAATCGGTGATTGGCGGCGAACCTGCCCGCGCGCCCGTTGGAAAGCGCAATCAGCCATAGGTGGTTTGTGCCCATAGATGCGTGCGTGACTTCCTCCACACATTCGCATCCAGCGGCCTCGTCCCAGGCCACAACACGGTCTCCGACGCGAATATCACCCGCAGGCTTCTCGGTGCCATCGGACATGAGCAAAGGCACATCAGGAGCAGGGCAGTTACCTCCACCACCCGTTCCGCCACCCGTTCCGCCACCCGATGCCCCCGTGATACCTGACGGCCAAGCCGTACCGTTGTCCGTGAGCGCGGTCCCAACAGTCCACCCAGACGCTGCGTAGAAGCAGTGGGTGTCGCTCGATCCCGACACGCCGTAAAGTGTGACCTTACACGCCGGGACTCCAGTCAGCGACGACTCGGCAATAATCTGTGTTGCGTAGGACGCGTTCCCAACGTCCGAATCACTCGTCGGGTTGGAGTAGATTCGATCCGGCAGCGGGCAATAGTAGACACCCTTTGCGGTCAGCGTGGCCGATGTGCCCGCGGCTGACTGGGTGAACAACTCGATCTTGGCGTAGGAGAGTCCGTCCAGATTGTCCGTGTAGGAACTTGGAGCTAACTTTAGGTCCAGGCGCCCCGTGTAGGGGCTGGCCGTCTGGTAGAGCATTGGCGTGACGGTGAGCCGAGAGATGTTGGGGCGTCCGCCATTGGTCCCAGGGTCATTGCTGCCACGGTAGAAGCATCGGAAGGACGTGCTGGTCTGCCCATTGTCTCCGATGGCGCTCATGGAACGGGCAGTGAGGCCGGACAACTGGTAGCCCGCGAGATTGACACCAGAGCCAAGCTCCATTTGCGCAGTGAATGTTGCGCCGCCAAGTAAGGTCGAAGTAAAACCATTCGCACTGATCCTGAATCCGATGGGCGGCGTGGTGGCCGTTCCCGCCGTGTACCCGCTCGCGTCCGAACCGCTCCGCATGTCCAGCGAGTAGAGCAGCGGCACCCGCGCCACAAGGGCCTGGAGTGTGCCGTCCACGATCAGTGAGGCGTCTGCCATGCGGCGGGCGTAGAGGTTGTCGAACCAGTACCACCCAGATGGCTGTGCATTGTTCACTTCGATGTAGATGACCATGAGCACCGCGCCAGCGGGCGCGGTGCCAATACATGAGGCTTTGGCATAAGAGGTTGAGCTAACTACAGTCGGCGAGCCCCAGCCAACTGTATTGTTTGCGGCGTCCCGGAAATAACAACCCATAGCCTGCATACCTGGGCCCTGAGACTTTGCCATGCACTCCATGTAATATTTGTCACCAGCAGCACAGGGGATGTGGGCCAAGTCTGTGCCGCTGTAAGTTCCGTTTGTGTGGTACACCGCGCGGGCGTAGTCCCCCGAGAAGGCGTTAGGCCCGGAGTGATCCAGCCACGCCGCTTCAAATGAGCCAGCAGGCCAGCCACCGGTAGGCGGAGTTTGGTCGCTGGTCCCATTAGGTATCAAATTGTCGAAATTGACCACCGTCAACTGGCTTGAGATTAACTGCCCGAAGAGTCCCGTTGTCGCCACCAGCACGTCTGTCCACGCCGTGCCCGCCGCGTTGACCTGCACCGTGCGGGCGTCCGTGGTGATGGCGTAGTAGCCTGCGGGGTAGTTAGCGTCCGGGAGCGCTGGCTTCGACGCATAGGCCCATGCAACCTGATGCGGCTGGGATGCGAGTTGCGCGGCGTTTGCCTTGTTCGTGGCATCCTGCGCCGCCGTGGTGATCGCGTTCTGCGCCGTGCCCACCGCGATAGCGTTCCGCAGATCGGCGGCGGCGTTCCTCACGGCGGTCCACTTCGGGTTCCAGAGGGCCACGCGATTCCCGGTGCCGAGCGATGTGGTTCCGCTGAGGGAGTTCCAGGCCGTTGGGCTGGTGAGCGTGGACAGGTAGGACAGCAGCGCGGAATAGGCCGTGTCATAGGTGGAGTGGTCTACGCCGTAGGAATTGGCCTTCGCCACGAGGTCTGCGTTCTCGCCCGTGATCGCGTTGTAATCCAGGATGATCTGCGGCTTCTCGCCGACGGTAAGCGTGTCGGGATCGTTGATCGTGTTGACGCCGGACTGGGCAGTATTCCCCGTTGCCTGAGCCGCATCCGCCAGAGACTTCGCCTTCGCATAGATTGCGTTCAGAAGGGCCTGGCGAGTGGAATATACATCGGCAAACTTCTGCCTGAAGGTGGTTCCCGTGATAGCCACATCGGAGCCGGGGATGACGTTCCAGCCAGGCAATGTTCCGAGGTAGGAAGTCAGAGCCGAAACAGCGGCATCGTAAGACGTGCGACTCACCCCGTAGGCATCTGCCTGGGCATCAATACCGGCCTGCTCGTTCGTGATGTTCGTGTAGTCCAATACTACGGGAGGTTTCTCGCTGGGGCTGAGAATGTTATCCGAAGCGATGTTAGCGAGGGCTGCGTTAGCGGTATCGGCTGAAGCCTGAGCGTTATTCGCGGCGGTCTGAGCTGCGGCCACAGCCGCCCCCGTTGCAAGATCAGTGGACGATGCCGTGGCGGTTCCAGAGTCAGAACTGGTGGTCCAGGGTGATCTACTCATACAACGCCCCCACAGCCGCATTGATGTTCGTCAGGTTGGTGGATGGCGAAACGGCCACCTGCAAGTGTCTATCCGTGCCCAAACACTTCTGCGGCGGGACCACATAGGTGTCCGTGGCGGTGGGATCTGTTCCGATGTAGATCACGACCTCAAAGCTGGACGGATTTGCGACATTGGACGGCCACGCCCAGGTCACGGCGATGTACTTCCGTTTGAGGACAGCAGGGCCCCCGCCAGTGCCGCCCGTGCCGCTTAGTCCGTCCCCGTCGTCCTTGATGTATCTCATTGCAACACCTTACCAGAAAGGCGTATCTGCGACCGCCACCGTGACGTTGGTGGGCGCCGGTAGAGTCTGGAGGGTGGGCGTGAAGGTGTAGGCCGTCTCTGAGCTGATCTGCCTCAACCCGCCGCCCCATTGGTTGTAGGAGACGAGCTTCACATAGAGCATGACGCCAGCCTGCGCCGCCGGGATGGCATAGCGGAAGACGTTGGAGTCGCACTTCGCCCATTTCGCGCCGGACGCATGGCTGCCCGGTGAGGTGCCGTAGAGCCCACGGTAGAGCCCGGTCAGGTTGTAGGCGTTCGTCCCCGTGAGCGTGGCAGTCTGGAAGCTAATCATCTCCCCGTCCACCCAGATCAGGTTCAGGCCCGCCGCAGCGCTGGCATTGTCCATGTTGGAGAGGGTGCCGCCGTTGGGGACGGTGACGGAGAGGGTGTTGGTGTTGTCTTGGGCCGTGCCGCCTGCATAGGCCGCCAGCGGGGCGGTGAGTGTGCCGAAACGGCATGGGTTGGTGATGTAGCCAGCCTTGGCATAGGTCGTCCCAGTGGTGCTGACCCATACCTCGCAGCCGCCCCAGATCGGGCCACCAGCCGTCGCAAGCGTGACCTCCGGACCACCACTCTGCGACCAGAGGGCGGGGCTGTCGAAGATGACCGGGGCAGCCGCTGGGCCAGGGTCAGCGTTCACATTGGGAGACGTTCCGGATGGCGTCTGGACCGTGTAGGCCGTGGCCGTGGCCACGCCGAAGGGCCACTCTTCAGCGGTGACGGTGATGCCGTTCTCTTCACTGCTCTCATCGGGGATGTCAATGCTAAGGATGCGGACGACCTTCCGCACGAAGCCGATGATGGGGTCCGTGAGCGTTACCAGGTCCATAGGCTCCAGCAGGAAGTAGCGCCAGCCAAGGTTGAAGGTGTATTGGTTCCGAACATAGACGTTCCGCTGAGCCTTGATCGTGCTGATGGTCTGCGCCACGCTGGCCCGAGTAATCATGTGGAGGCTGATGGGCTGGGCCTTCTTCAGCCCGTTGACGGCCACGTCCGTCGGCTCGGGAACATCCACCACACTCACGTTGTAGCCCGTCAGCCGGTCCCAGTACTCGACCGGCACGGAATTATAGACATCCTGGTTTGAGACGCGGGTGATCGTGATGGGACTCTTGCCGGTGGGCTTCCCGTCCTTCCCTACGACGCCGAGAAAGTCGTCGTAGGTCAGGTCGTAGAGCGGGGTCGTATTCGGGGTGTATGTGGTCCCGTTGGCTGAGATGGGCGAGTCACCGTAGGGGACCACGTTCAACACCATGGACGCCGCCCCGGAATGCCAAACCGTCTCGCTGTTCGTGGCGTCTAGGATGTCTTGAAGGTGGGACCGCATCGGCTTCTGAGTGTTGAAGGCGGGAGACAGAACGATCCCCGCCGCCTGGCAATAGGTGGCGTAACTGGCCGCGCCAGTCACCAGGTCGCCAATCTTCGCCGGGTCCCATGTGGCGCCGTAGTAGGGGTTGGAGAGGGCGTCCACCACGATGTCCGAGGGCTTCGCATCATAGGCGGCCTGGGCGGCTGGATCTTGCTGAGTGGCGGCCAGAGCGATGACCTCGAAGGAGTGATTCTTCATGGCCCCGGATGACCCAAGGTCCACAGCAGCATTGCACACGAGGGCCATGCCGCTGTATCCGCAGGCGAAGGCCGGGTGGTTCGAGGTCAGATAGCTCCAGGGTGTTTGGGTGCGGGTTCCAGAAAGGAAGGTGAAGCCGAACCCGGACAGACTCCCGAGGTCTTTGTCACGCCAGACTTGGTTGATGCTGGTGACGGGGCCTTCACAGAGCGCCAGCATCACGCAGGCCGTGTATGTGTAAGTGATGCTGGTCTGGGTTGATCCACCACCACCCTTGCCCACGGTGGTGCTGGTCGTGTGCGGGATCGCCGTGAAGTCGGCATAATAGATCAGGTTCCCAGGAACGCGGGTGGTCCCATAGACCACGGGGATGACGCCGCCATAGCTGGATGTCTGGAGCTGCATCCCGGCTAGGACTTGCTCCGAGGTGCTGGTGCTGTGTCCACCACCAAACAGTCCGCTCATCAGATGCCTCCCCAGGGCGACCAGAACCCAGCCTGGGCCTCGCGTAGTACGGTATTCCGTTCGCCCTCGTCCAGGACAACCCCCAGCCGGATGTAGGCGTGGATGATCTGAGGCCAGGCGAGGACAATGGCGCCATGGCTGACGCACCTGCCGAAGCGATAAAGCACGATGTCGCCAGGCAGTCCGACCTCCACCTTGTGGGCATGGGCCGCCACGAGGCCCAGGTACCGCTCGCCGTCCTGGTGCATGTGCCAGTCGGGGGGGTATTCATCGGGGACCACGTGGGGCATGACGCCCGCCTGCTCATAGACCTCGGCCAGCAGCATGCCGCAGTCCACTCCTGCGCCCTTGATTCGGGCCGCGTGATGGTAGGGCGTGCCGAGCCAGGTCAGCGATTCCTGCACCACAGCTAGACGCTGGGCCTGCTCCTCCATGGGGCGATCCTGGATGAGGGCATGGGCGGCAAGCATGGCGTCGGCGATCATCGTGTTGTTTCGGGAGGAGGCACCCAGGGGCATCCCCGGTAGCGGTTTTGGTTTGCCCACTTCGTCCCGCAGGTGGCGAAGCTCCGATCACACCCAGGCGTCACGGTGAACGTGTCCCCAGCGGTCGGAGCAATGGGTAGGGGCGTCGAAAGGGTGAGCGTGCCCCCGCTGAATGCCGAGACGGTCCGGCGCGCCCCTGATGCCGCCCCCGACGTCATGGTAAGCGTACCCATGGCGAAGTAGCCGGAGGGCTGTGCCAATGAAGACGGGATACTGGTTGTGGACGGCGTTCCCGTGACGGTAGCGGTGACGGTGAGCGGACCCAGGTCTATCCCGCAGCCCGCATCTCCGAAGGCATTTGCACAGCCCGGCTGGAAGACGACACGGGGCCACGGCTGGGCCAGGCGCTCCAGGTCGGACTTCACATGCAGCACCACCTGGACCGTCTCCGGGTCCACAGATGCAACGGCCCCTTCGAAGATCACCACGGAGCCGAGCGAGGTGTCCCCCCACCCGCCCGGACCCATAGGAACCCACTCCAGAAGCACCCGAGCCCCGTCGAATCCGCCGTTGTGCGCGAAGAGCGGGAGTGGCACTCCGCCCATCGTCACCGTCTGACCACTGAGTAGCGTCAGGTCCAGCGTCTGCGTCTCCAGCCCTCGGGCATGCCGGATGGCCCCGCGAATGATGCCAGGCTGGGTTGACCCATTGTCCGAGGCGCTGGTGAAGGTGTGCCCGCCGTAGGAGAGCGGCATGTCGCAGCCGGTCCAGCGATAGACGGTGCCATTCTGGAGCGTGATGGTGTAGCACCACGCCGCCAGGATGACGGTGTTGGCGTTCAGGTAAGTAATGAGAGGACCGGAGGCGTAGCGCATCGTTTCACTTCACGCTGATGAGGTCAATGGTACCCCCTGACCACGCCAAGTTAACGAGGCGTTCGAGTGTCAGTTCGTCCATGTCGAAGCGGACCCGCCGCTGGACGCCGTCCACTGGATCGTTGTATAGGAAGGAGTCCCACTTGCCCTTGTGTGTCTCGAAGAACGTAACCAGCGTGTTCAATTCGTCCACCAGGGTATTCACCGAGAACCCGCTCTGCCGGGCGAAGTTCAAATTGAGCTGATAGCTGTATCGCGGTGTGCTCCAGATTCCCGCCCGCAGTTCCTTCCCGCTCGCGGCAGACTGCACGATGGTGCTGTATATCTCCTTGCGGGTGACCTTGATGTCAAAGCCCATGAGGGTGTCCGGGAATACGAGGTTTGACATCAGATCCTCCCGTTCCGTCCGCCTTCGCGGAAAATGCGGAAGAGGCTGTCCTGGTGCTTCGTGAGGACCCGGTGAACGTCCTGCCCGTCCATGGCTTGGATGGTGATACTGACGCTCCGTCTTTCGCCCCCGCGATCCTCACCGGAGGCCATGCCACGGATGTTCTCAGCGAGGTTTGCAGGGAGAACCATTTCATTCTTGTGAATCATCGCCAGCGTGTCTTGCGGAACCCGATCCCAGCCGCCCTCTGCCGAGGCCAGCCCTGCCATCGTCAGACCTTCGGCGTAGGCCGCCTCGCCGACACCGGGAGCCATCGCCCAGCCGACCATCGGGATTTCGGCAACGGATGCCATGGCGTTCACAGCGTAAAGAGCTGCGGCGCTCTGGGCCTCGTTCACATTGCCTGTCTTGTTCATGGCTAGGCTGGTGGCCCATCTGGTGGCCTCCTCAATACCCCACTGCACGAAGAAGCTGATGAGTCCGCTGAGAGCCTGGTCGGTCACGGTCTTGAATGCGTTGCCCCAGGTCATGGTGCCCTTGACCAGGCCCTGGATGGCGCTGTCGAAGCCGCCCGTCATGGAGCTGAAGAACGAACTCCAGCGGGCCCGAGACTTTTCGAGGGCGTCGGCTTCGATCTTCTCCATGTCAAGGTGGGCCTGGCGCGTGAGGGCGTTCTTCTGATTCTGGATCTTGGTCCAGGCCACCAGGTCATCCTTTGCGGCCTTCTGCTCAGCATCGAGAGCATCCAGTTGCGCCCGCAGCTCCTGGGTGATCCCAGCCTTCTTCATGGCGACCCACTGGGCCTCATTGATCCGGCCATAAGCCAGGTCCTGGTCCAGGGCACGGTCCTTCTCTTCGAGGATGGTTTTCTGGAGGTTCAACTCGTCCTGGGCCGCGAGCTTCGCCAGCTCCATCTGTTGACGCAGCGCCTTCTCTTCCTCACGATGGGCCTTCTCCTTCTCCTTCC